ATTGTACCCAACAATTTCTATTGATGGTGGTGAGTGGAAATTTCGCCTAGGGTATCTCAAAGCTGATGACAGCGCGACCCGCTTCTATTATTCGTGCCGTTTTGCCGATGTCAAGACGCATTATGTCGAGGGGATCAAAGCGGCTGAAACGTCGAGGAACAAAGCCGCCGCCTTCTTTGCAGATGTGGGCTTTGACTTCGTGGCGCTTTTCGCGAGTTGTTCTTTTCACCCCCGTGAGCCGAGTCCCTGTTTTCCGGCCATACGCGCTTTCTTCGGTTTCCCTGTGGGCCTAGTTGGCGGGGTGTGGCAAGCAAATCACGGCCTGAACCTTTGTACTCTTGAGGAGTCCAGCAAACCTTGCCGAGCACCTGCCATTATTGGCCCATTTGCGAACCATCGCGTATCGACTGTAGGTTATTCCTCGGAATACACGACCAAATTTGTGGGCGGGAGGTTCGTGCGTGAGAAAGTTAACACACGCATACCACGCAGCGCCCACATCCGTCATGCAACTTCAGTTGGTGCGGCCACATGGTCGATCGCCAACATGAGAATGCCCGTGAGGGCAGCACACGACAAAGGCCTCATTTCAGCCACGCGCCTGACCCGACAAACCATTGACCACGCGACAACTGAAGTTGGGAAAGCTTTCCCATTCCAAGCAGTGGATGCCTCAACGCAAGTCTTCACGAGGGAACAGACAGCCCTGCACAAATTGGAAACTCGCAATTACCACGGTAAGTTTTCGTTCAATATTGACAAAGTCGTGCGCCACAACCGCACCGCTAGGTGTGCCACGTTATCTGGCAGTGTTGCAGTCATGTACCAGAGAGCATGTGATCAGGACTATGAGTTCTACACTGGTGTCATGCGTTTCACAGCGTGCAACGAACACCAGCGCCAGTTGAGGACAGCCGATTTGGACCCCACCCGTTGTAAGTTGGTGCAGCAGGCGCTTGAATGGACAGAACAAGTAATTGAATACCGGCGGGCAGCTTACTTCGACAAACACTCCTCTTCTGTGAATGCAGTCCTAGAGTACTTGCAGAATTGGTACGCCAAAGCCCGCTTGCCAATCCAGTTTGCTGACCTCGCCAATGCACCTAGCAGCAACAAGACGATCATCAAGGGACAGGGTAAGCAAAGTTCAAGTGGAGGTTTGGTGCCTACGGCTGCTAGTGGTAAAGAGGGGCAGACGGTGAACAGCCAGACGCCGACCCAGAGTGCTGAAGGGGCGCTTGTGGCTCGCCTAGTCGCTGACCTCCTTGTCCACTGCTCCAAGTCCGGGACGGTGTTCGGATCATTGGGCGGCCAAGATCAGGTCCAGGCATCACTCAAAGCCGACAGACACATTGATTGGAGCACCACGCACTTCGCTTCCTTTGACGTGACTGCGTGTGATTCTGAGCACAACGCTTTCACAAATTCTTTCTTCGTTAGCGTTGCAGAGAAACTGTTCGTGAGTGCTGGTTTCCCCGAACACGCGTGCCAGATGCTCAAGGCGTACTTGCGTGAATACACTGATCACTGGTTTACGAAGGCAACGACGTTCAAAGCGAAGGTGGACTACAAAAATCCGTCTGGGTCCCAAACAACTCTCCTGAAAAATGACATGCTCGCTCTTTTCATGGCCTTCATCCTGTTCCGCAATGATGTTGTTGGCATTCGGGTCCAGGGTGACGACGTGGTCGTTATGCATCCTAGCGCACCAATTTACCGTTGCGTGGAGCATGACGTTTTTCGCATCAAAGTCAAATTGGAACTCACGCGAGGTTACTTTATTTGGTGCAACTACATCAACGATAGGAGCGGGTGCCACCCAAATTTGGTGCGTCTCGCCTCAAAGGTGCTTTCGTATGATCTCTCCAGCGACGTCGCACACTCAGAGTATCGTTTGGGTGTTAATGCCCTACTCCCGCACATTGATGACCTCCCGTCTGCCGTTGCTGCCAACTGTCGAGTCTTTCCGACGATTGACGTGAATGCTGTTGTCGTTTTCTTGTATGCGTACGTGCGCGCTTCCCAAAAGGTCGTGAAGAAACTCCTTAGGGAGTTCACGCAAATCCGCGGCACGCCCGCTGGCCGCGACCCACGTCGTGCCCAATGGTG